TGGTTCAATGAGGCACTGGAGTTTCCCGTGCCGTTGCTTTGGGTCGGAGTCGGTGTCTCCCATAAGTTTGTTTTTACTGATGTTGAGGAATCTAATAGACTCCCATCCAGAGTCATGGGTAGTTCCGATTCCCAAAATCCAGTCGGCTTCTGCTTGCTTTGCTGTTTTTGCATTTGCGACGTTAGCCATTGTGAGCCAACGAACGCCTTCTCCACTCCCATCTGCCTGAGTAACACCAATGACGGGGGCATATCGTTTTGCGAGTTCTCGGGCCCATTGGTAAATTGAACCAAGTAGCAAGTCCTCCCGGTCAGCTTTAAAACCCGTGATCTTGTCAATTTGGTCAAAGATAATAAGGGACGGTAATAGTGCTTTGGACAGATTTTCCACGGTGTTTTTGTTAATTTGCGCAGAATCGTAGAGTTTAAATCGGCCTCCGGTTTGCTGCTGAAATAGGTCTCGATAATGTTTAATGTTTCCATACAATGTTTCTAGAGTTACACCGAAGTATGCTTGATAGACCCGGAGCATGACTTTGCTCCCTTGTTCTTCATTATTAAACCAGAGGATAGGGCTGTCTGTTTGATGGAGGAAATAAGAAACCTCGCTCGCCAGAAACGTCGTTTTGCCTGCCTCGGGCCGGGCAAATATGAACCCGAAATCACCTTTTCGTAACGATCCAAGGCTAGCATTAAGGCATTGTAGGCGCCATCTAAGTCCGGGTTGTTTAATTGTTTCATTTAAAATAATGTCTAGGTCGTCAGACACAAACTGCTCTTCTTCGTTAACATGCTCAACATTCTGAAGCGCAGCAAAGATAGATTCCGTATATCCTTCAGGTTGTTTACCTTCGCATTCCTCATACGCTGCAATGGATACCTTTTGTAAAACATTCCTACGCTTGAGGCTGTCGATAAGTTTAACAACAGAAGCTTCTACAGGAGTATAGGTTTCTAGAGTTTCAAATACCTTTTCATAAAACTCTTTGTCCTTGGGAGAAAGACTAAACACCATGTTTGCCAAATCCATAACACCTGGGTTTGTACTCCCATCGTTAATAGAATGTAAACTACATAAGCTGGTATATACAATTCGTAGTTCATCAGGAAAGTCTTTTTGTGAGATGTGAGAACTATATTTATCATAGTGTTCTTTGTTTAATAGGTACTTCAATACGCTTAATTCAACATTCATGTCTACTTTAGGTTAGAAAGAAAAAGATGTAAAAACATCTTAAAAAGAAAGAACAACTATTGTACATCATGTTAGCAAGGCTGTCAAGGGGTCAACTCCTGTGGAACATCAACTTCCTCTCCCAGCTTGCTGGCGACGAAGCACCGCATGGCTGCGATCAAGGGTGTAGGGCCGTACACGCCCTCGTCGTGGTCAAGCTGCTGGGCTGGTGTCTTGGCGCGGAACATCCTAGTGAACGAGACTGTGCCGTCGGAGCTCAATGTAGCCGTAGCAATAGACTCATAAGAGTTCGTAGCCGCTGCTACGCCCCCAGCCAATAACCCAGCAATTACGTTAAGCAATCGCGCCCACCACATACCAAGTATCGGTTGCAGTCTTAATGCAGACCGCTGTCTTGTATTGAGCCAAGGTTGGAGAAGCTGCAACTGCACCCGCTGAAAGGACTGTAGTAGTGCCAGAGGTAACTGCTGAAATTGTTACCGCTCCCAGCCCTTTATTCAAAACTGTTATGGCGGTGCCGATTGGGTATGCAACCGAAGCGTTGGTAGGAATCTTGAAGGCTACTGCTGTCGCCTTGTTCATAGGGACTAGGACTTGGTACTGATCCGCTAGGACTGCGGTGTAGTCCGCTGTCTGGTCTGAGCCTACTGTAAAGGCGGTTAGCGAGTTATAGATTGCCGCTGTTAGTACGTCGCCTGTGGTGACTGGAAAGGTTGCCATGTTGCTCCTAGTAGCTCAATGTTGATGTGCCGATTATACCATAAGTGCTGCTACCAATGATGAAAGCATCGAGGATAGGCTCAAGAGTCGTGATTGAGACTGTCATCTTGTTGGGTGTTATATCCCATGCGAAGCCTTGCGCTTGCAGGGTTTTCACAATCGTTGAACCTTCTTGGGTCACGTTTGTAATCTTGAGGTTGTCGAAGTAGTCCAAGCCAATCATTGTGTCGGTTGGTACTGCTGGGTCTAGCAAGTCCACAGTCATCTCGTCAATGCGGATTGTGGTCTCTTTGCGAGTATTGACGTAGTTGCCAGCAATGCCAGCAACTATCTCGTCTGTCTCAGCAATGAGGTTTTCTTGAGTCAAGCCATGAGGGAAATACTTGTCGATAGAAGTCTGGCTATAAACGTTCTGTGCTGTACCGCCTACGCGGTTGAACTTCACGTCGTTGATGATGAGCTTGTCATCGAAGGCATACTTGACTGAGCGGTAAGGGATACCTGTTGTCTGGTTGAACTCTGTGGCAGTAGCAGCAAGGGTTGAAGCTACCTCAGAGCGAGACTTGAAGATTGCTGTGCCGTCTGGGCTCATGTAGAACGCGCCAAGTCCTTCTGAGAACTCTGCGTTCTTAACTGCTTCTAGGGTTGTGCGAATAGTTGCAGGATCAGCAACGCAGGTGGTTACACCTGTTGCAATGGTGCGCATAGAGGCAGGCCATTGCACGTCATCGAGAATCTTGCCAATGCGTGTTCCAGTTGTCTGGCCAGCAGGAGTGTCCGCAATAGTCCCCACGTTAGCCATCTGCAAGAGGCGGAAGCCGTCTGTGCAGAGAATATCAACGTAGGCAGTTTCTTGACCTACAGGGAAGGTGTAGCGGTAGTCATTGACATAGCCAGAGAATAGGAAGTGTTCTGCCGTTGCTGTAGTTGCTGAGATGCGCAGCTTACGCAAAGGCACTAGATACCCGTAATAGGGCGATGAAGGGTTCTGTGGGTTGAAGTAACCCAATGGGTCTAGGACTCTCACAATGGCTGTGCCAGCCTCGTAGGTATCCTTCATGATGTTACGCCCACGACGGATTGAGATTGAGTAAACGTCAGGAGTGAGATCAACTGTAGGGATAACTACATCAGATGAGCCAAAGCGATTAACGCCAATCACGCCGTTGTCGGGTGAACCTATGACGAACCCAGCCGAAAATGTTGCTCCGCCCGAGAAGTCGAAAGATACTGCTATCTGTGCAGGTAATGCCATTACTCAAAGCCGCCTGTGCGTCGATTGACGTAGGTCTGGTTTCCTGATGAAAGGCTCTGCTGCATAAGGTTCTTAGCGATTGTGTTAGTCAAGTCTCCGTCGCCTGTAATCTTTAGCTCGATTACTTGAGGACCTTGGACTGCTCCTGTAGGAGTGCCGTATGTGCCAGTAGGTGGTGGAGTAAATCCCATGACTGGGACGTTAGTTGAGACGTTAGTGCCAACTGTCGCTGGTGATGCTGTGCCTTTAGCGGCAGCGGCAGCCGCTGTGCCTGTAGGAGCATTGACTGTCATGTTAGCAATCTGCTTTGCCTTTTCTGCAATCATGTCAAGATAGGCTTCCCATGAAGCAAAGGGGTTCTTAGCTGCTGGGAGTGATGCAAGATAACGAGCCAGTTGCTCGCCTAGTCCTTGAGCCTTCGCTAATTCATAAGTTAGCTTCTTGGCTTCATCTTCGTTACCCACAAGTAGTGCAAATTGCAATTCTAAGCGTTTGCGTTCTTCTGCTGAAAGTTGTCCCTTAAGAGCAGCAATGATTTGAATCTGCTCTAGGTCAAAGATAGTCCCAGCCTTCTTTAAAGCGGCTTGCTTCTTCTGTTCCGCTGTGGCTGCCTTTTGAGCCTTGACAATCTTTGCGCTGGCTTCTGCTTGCTTACGCTGTGATTCGAGCAATGCCTTCTGTGAAGCTGTAAGTTCTGGAGTCTTTTCTTCTTTTCTTAGGCTTTGACCCTTATCGGCTGCTCGCTTAACTCCAGCCAACGCGCCTGTGTGTGTAGCCAGCCAGTAAGCAGCTTTAAGTAGGTTCTTGATAATTGGATTGTCTAGTAACTGCTTTACATAGTAAGCAGTACCAGTAATGACGTTAGCGATACCAGTTGCCAGCTTGTCAATAGCGTCTGTGACTGTTGTAATGCTTCCTTCTGCGCCACCTGCAAGGATTGTAAAAGCATCAAGTAAGCCTTTACCGATTGTCTCTTTAGCATTAGCAGAAGCGACAGTAAGAGCGTCCATCTTGCCAGCGTAAGTGTCTAGGTAAGCAGCATTAGCCCCAGCGAACTGCTTGTTGAGTGCAGCCATAATTTGCTCAAAGGACATAGCGGCAAGTTGAGCCTTAGTAAGACCTAAGCCGTACTTCATCAACCCGCGTGTGTTACCTACATAAGCAAGGGCTAAGTCATTAGCGACTGTGGCTAAATCAAGACCAGAGCCGCGTGATATGTCAGTTGCCTTGGTCAGCAAGTCCTGAGCATAAGTAAGTGATCCAGTAGTGGTAATCAACTTCTGTAGCGATGGACGAAGAACGTCATCGAGAATGTTGGAACTAGCTTCTAGGCTTTGAATGAACTTCTCATTTTGAGCTGTAGCAAAAGCAAGACCAAGATTGTTAAGAGTGTTGGCTAATTGCTTAGCTGCCTTCTCATCGTCTGCAAACGCTTTTACAGCAGCCTTACCAAAAGCAGCAATGGCTGTAACCGAAAGAGCAACGCCTAGGCTCTTGCCTAACTTCTTTACTGATTTCTCAAGACCAGTTGTGGCTTTGTCGGCTTCCTTGAAAGCCTTCTTGCCCTTGAACTCGGCGGCTAAGTCAATTCTTAAATCTGCCATTAGACCTTATCCTTCATCGAGTCAAACTTGTCTTTAGCCTTAAAGATTGCCTTTACGACTCCATCTTGCGCCTTGCCACGATCTTCTTCAAAGGCTCTAAAGATTGCACGACCGCGAGTCTTTTGAGTATCGCCTTTGATTGAACCGCCAAGTCGAGGGCTAAAGTTTCCAGTCACGCCAGACTTTCGTCCTGCTGTTTCGTAGATAGCACCAGCTGCGGACTTGTTAAAAATAGAAGCAAGAGCCTGAAAACCATTGCGGTTAGGCTTGCTCGGAGTTGCCTTGTAAGTAATGCCACGACGCACAATGTTTTGGTCATAGTAACGAGTAGCCCAGCGACCGCCAGCGTTAGGACGCTTGAGCCAACCGCTAGGAGCATCTTCGTTGCTTGGCACGAATCCGCGAGCGTTGCGAACTACTGGTTTAAGGAAAGAAGCAATTTCTTTTGTTACTTCTTTTGCCAAAGTTGGTTCAACGATAGCCAAGGCTTTTCTAAGAGCGACCGCGCCTTGTAGCTTTACTGGCATTGTCACGCTCCTTTGCTATATCCTTGAGAACTTCTACATGTGCTTTAAACGCCATCGTAGGTAGTTCCACAATGGTTTGGAAGGGAACTCCATACTCGTAGCTCAAGCGAGCTACGAGATAGGTGAGGGAGTTCCGATCTACCCTAAAGGGTCAGACTCTAAGACCTCAACAAACTTGAGAGTCTCAAGGAATCCTTCCCCAAAAGGTTTGACTGTTTCACCCGAACGTCGAATTGCTTCCCAGCACAGCCAGTAAACGTCTGACTGCTTCTGATCTTCTATAAGAGCTTTGTGAAAGCCCTTCTTGGCGTATTGCTCGAAGGCGTATTCAATCAGCGGAGTAATCTCGTACTCTGTTACTGAGTTGTCTGCCCTTGTTACCTTGAGTTTTGCCATTGTTAGCCCCTTTGTTAGTTAATTGTTACCAAGAACCTGATGTTGCTACTGCGATTGTACCTGATACGTTAAAGGTCAGGCTCATAGTGGCAAGATCAGCAACGCTGCCGTTAATGTCGGTTGTGTTGTTAATCAAGCAAGTAGCTGTATAGAGCGGGTTGCTTGCTGAAATAGTTACTGGTGAAGTTGCATCCTGAACAAGAACGATTGATGCGTTTGTTCCCCATACACCCTGAAGTGTCTGTAGAACTTCGCCTGTTGCTGTGTCGTTCAAGAAGTCAATTGTGATTGAAGATGCTTCAAGTCCCTTTACGAACTTGTGACCTGAGTCACCCATTGCTGTAACTTCGAGTTCATCAAATGAGCGGTTGATTGTTACTGATGTAACGTGGTCTGAAAGATCGACTGAACCTATTTTAACGCCGACCTTGTTGTTTAGAAATACTGCCATTTAGGTTATTCCTCGTCCTTCTTAGTAGTTGGTTTTGGTGCTGGTGTTGCTGGTGGAAGCTGACCGATTTTCGCTAGGAAGTCGGCTTGTTCCTTTGTCCAATCGTCCATCGATTAGCTCCATTCCGTAAGGGTACTGATTGCAATGTCGCAAGTCAGTAAATCTCCAGAAGCTATTGAGAGGACGCTAGGTGCGCTCACGCTTCCGACGCTGAAAACAATGCTGGA